TGTAATGGTTGGAAAAAATATATTAATAGATATTGCAAAAAGAGCACAAAGACCAAGACCGAATTTTTCGGATGCAGCATGGAAAGTATTAGATATATCTCCTCCTATAGATTCAAAAATTACAAAATTAAGATCTGCGGGATATACTTTTGATAATGAAATGGATAAAATATTAGATGAAGGTTTAAAACTCTATATGGAGGAATATCCATCATTAGGAACTTGTCATAATTTTTATAGTAAATCAGTTAAAGTTCAAAAAACACCACCTAAAGGTGGATTTTATAGTTGGCATTGTGAACAAAAAGATGGTGAATCTGTCAATAGAGTATTAGCATGGACAATATATTTAAATGATATACCAGAAGGCGAAGGAGAAACTGAATTTTTAGAATTAGGTATGAAGTTACGACCAAAAAAAGGAACAGTATGTTTGTTCCCTGCTAGTTGGACACATACTCATAGAGGTAATCCAGTATATACAACAGATAAATATATAGCTACTGGTTGGTTTTATTTAACACAATAGGAGATCAATATGGCAAATATTACATATGTTAAAGAAGGTGAAAATAATAAATCAGTTCTAATTATAGATGGAGTACAAGTAGATTCATCTAATTATGGTGTTGATAGTAAAATCCATGCTATTCAATGGAATGGTTCTAAAGGTGAGATTGAATATAATGATGGTACACCTAATGAAGAAATTACAGATATATCTTCATATGATTTTGAATCAAAACACGCAACCGAAAAAAAGGCAATTGAAGATGCAGAGAAAAAAGCAGAATCAGATGCTATAGCTTCATGGACATATAAAGAAAAAAGAATGAATGAATATCCAATGATTGAAGAACAATTAGACGATATATACCATAATGGTATTGATGGTTGGAAAGCTACAATCAAAGCAATTAAAGATAAATATCCTAAGTAATTAGAGATGATATTTTATGCCTTTAACAAGTCTAAAATTTAAGCCTGGAATCAACAGAGAAATAACATCATATTCAAATGAAGGTGGGTTTTTTGATTGTGAAAAGGTAAGATTTTATACTGCTTTCCCTGAAAAAATAGGTGGTTGGGTTAAACATTCTAGTAATACTTATTTAGGTTCAGCTAGAGCTTTGCATAATTGGTTAGCTTTAGACGGCTCAGATTATATGGGTGTTGGTACAAACTTAAAATATTACATAGAAGAAGGTGGTCAATATTTTGATATTACACCAATAAGGAAAACTTCAACAAATAGTATTACTTTTTCAGCAACTAATGGCTCTGCTACTTTAACGGTAACTGATGCAAGTCATGGTGCTGTACAAAATGATTTTGTTACCATATCTGGAGCAGTCAGTTTGGGTGGTCTTGTTACAGCATCTATCCTTAACGCAGAACATCAAATTACTAAAGTTGTAAATGCTAACTCATACGAAATAGTTGTCAGCGTAACAGCAAACTCCTCTGATTCTGGTAATGGAGGTTCTGGTGTTGATGGTGTCTACCAAATAAATGTTGGATTAAATAATGGTGTAGGTGGAACTGGTTGGGGGGCTGGAGCTTGGGGTGGTATTAATCCAGATTTGACTGAGTTTGGTTGGGGAGATCCAGCAAATATAACAACCACGTCTGAGCTTAGATTATGGACACATGATAATTTTGGGGAAGATTTATTAATAAATCCCAGAGATGATGCAATTTATTATTGGGATAAATCAAATGGTCTTGCCACAAATGCTGTATTACTATCTAGTTTAAGTGGTGCTAGTGATGTTCCTACTATAGCAAAACAAGTGTTAGTATCAGATATTGATAGACATATTATTGTTTTTGGAGCTAATACTATAGGTACTACAACACAAGACCCTTTGCTAATTAGGTTTGGTTCTCAAGAATCTTTAACTAATTTTACACCAGATACTACAAATACGGCTGGAGATCTAAGGTTAAGTAGTGGTTCTACTTTTGTTCAAGCTGTAGAAACTAAACAACAAATATTAATTTTTACAGACACGAGTTTATTTTCAATGCGTTTTATTGGTCCACCGTTTACTTTTGGATTACAAGAACTTTCTAAAAACATAACTATTATGAGTCCTAACTCTGCTGTAGCAGTAGATGATGTTGTTTTTTGGATGGGTAAGGATAATTTTTATATATATACTGGGCGTACTCAACAAATAGCTTGTACTGTGAGAGATAAAGTTTTTCTTGATTTTAATGAAGAGCAATCTGGTAAAGTGGTAGCTGGAGTAAATTCACAATGGTCAGAAATATGGTGGTTTTATCCATCAGCAAACTCAGGTGATAATGATAAGTATGTTATTTATAATTATGCTAATCAAACATGGTACTATGGCACACTCGCTAGAACAGCTTGGCATGATAGAGGTATTAGAAGATATCCTATAGGTGCTGACTCTAATTATTTGTTTGATCATGAAAATGGTAATGATGATGACGGTAGTGCAATGACTGCTTCAATAGAATCAAGTCAAATAGATATTGGTGATGGTTATCAATTTACATTTATAAAACAACTTTTACCTGATATAACTTTTGAGGGTTCTACTTCTACAACTGGTAATCCTTCTGCAACTTTTACATTACAAGCTAGGAATGGTCCAGGAGGCACTTACAGCACTAACTCTAGTGGAACAAGCACTAGAACAGCTACAAGTCCAGTAGAACAATTTACTGATTTAATAAATGTAAGATTGCGTGGTAGATCATTTAATATGAAACTTGAATCAACTGCTCAAGGAGTTGCTTGGAAATTAGGTACACCAAGAGTAGATATTAGAACAGACGGTAGAAGATAATGTCTAGCCGTGATTTAGCTTCGCCAAGATTACCACAACCTAATGGTGAACTGACTATTGATTATATGTATGATTTAGTCACAACACTTGAATTTTTTATACAACAACAAGATAATCCTGGAGAAGGTAGAAACACAAAGATAGTTTTTACAGCATTGCCTACTAGTGATGTAGGTTTAGAAGAAGGAACCTTGTATAGAATAGGAAATGATGTTAAGGTTTCTTTATTAAATATTGCAGGAGTTAATGGTAATAGTTCAACTATGACTTTAGGTTCTGTAACAGTTTCAGTTTCATAACTGACTGCACACTTGTATAAAAGTTTTTTATCTGTTAAGATGGTGATATGAGTATTGCAAGTCTTTCATATGATGTAACAAACGCCAATCCAATCGGTTTAGCTACTTTAGAAAATGCTTCTAAAATGTTGGCTGACTTTGGTCGTAATGGTGATACTTATGTAGTTCACGCCAAAGAGGGTGAAACAGTTATACCTATGGAAGTTTTGGATAATAATCCAAGACTAAAAGATATGCTGTTCCAACAAATGCGTGATTTAGATTTAGATCCGTACCGTTATATTGTTGGTAATGAATTAAACTCTATAAACCCTGATACTGGTCAACCCGAGTTTTTTATCAAAAAATTATTTAAGGGTTTGAAAAAAGTAGTCAAAAAAGTTGCACCGATTGTGCTTCCAATCGCCGCTCCGTTTTTATTACCGTCTATGCCTTTGTTTCTTTCTACTGGTATTGGTACATTAGCAGGAGGTTTAGTTGGTG